GGAACACCTCTAACTGCAGCAGAACCTGCGACACGGTTTATTTCACCTCTTGTAGCTTTGTCATTTAAGTATCTGAAGTCAGATTTATAGAAGTCATAAGAACCTCTTCTGAAACCAGAGAAACCTAAATTTAACGCCATATCTTCTGAGTTGTTGAATACTCCGTAAGAAGTACCACCAGCTCCGTAAGAGTTCATAGAAGCTAACATATCATCAAAAGCAAGAGACGTAGCTCTGTTTACGAATAACATGTTTTCTTCAATAGCACCTTGCTTATCAAACTCAGCTAATATTGCGTCAAACTCAGCTAAATCAGTAGCAGCGTTAACACCAGTTACACCCGAAGTTAAGTTACCTCTATCTTCAATAGCAGCAAATAAACCTTCAGTACCAGCACCGTCAGCACCAGCGACAGCAGAACCTCTAATTTGCTTATTAGCAAAACCGATAGCAGATGTAGAAACTGTTTTTTCAGCTTCAATCATAGCCATTTCTAAGTAATCTGTAAATCTAGCTCTAGTGTCACCTTCAGCTTTTAAGTACCATAAGTAACCACTTTGTCCTTCTTCACCAGATATTTCTACCCAACCAACAGCTGAAGCATCAGAACCTGAAACTTCGTAGTAATCTTTCATGATTATTGGTTTGTTAGAAAAAGACTTGAAAGAAGGCTCAATAGCTTCTCTTCTATCAGCGTTGTGAGTACCAGTAATATCAGAATAAGACTGACCCTTACCATACTCAGAACCTATGACTAGTAATATAGAAGCACCAGCACCTGTAGCGTGTCCAGTTAAATCAGCTTTGTCGTAAGGCTCAACTGAAATAACGTTTGAGTCTGGAGTTTCTACTACTAAACATTTAGTAACAATACCTGAACTTGCAATAAGTACAGTATCATTTACTCTAACAGCGTGAACTCTAGAAGTAGTAGAACCAACGCCAGTGTCACCGTCAATATCAGCGGTAACTGAAAACGTACCATTAACGTCACCAGCCGTAGCTACTGTACCTTGGTACGATAAATGTAAACGACCTTGCTCAGACCAAATAACTTGATCAGCAGACATCGCTTCTTCAGCTCCTACTTGTGAAAGAAAACCTGAAATTGTTCTTGGTCCGAACACTTCAGCTTCTTTCTCCATAAGATCTGGTAAATATTGTTGAGCCCAACCAGCAGTGTTGGAGTCTCTAAAATCGATGTAATTTGAAGCTAGTGTTTGTTGCTTTGGAGCAGGTACACTATTCAAATTATCTCCTGCAGTAATTGCCATAATTTTTAAATTTTAAATTTGTTATTTATTGTTTTTAATTTTAAACTTAAAATCATTAGAGTTATCACCTAACACTCTTACTTTAACATTTCCCGCTTGAACTTCACCAAAAGCTTGTCTTGGATTCATATCAACGTTTTTAGACTTAGCTATACTTTCTTTTAAAGCATCGGCTCTACCTTGTTCGTAGAAATGTTTAGCAACAGCATCAGCATTCATTGCTGTAAACAAAGATTTGTGATAACCCGCAGCATCTTCCATTTCATTGTTTTTGTTCAAAAACTTTTTGACAAAATTATTAATGTCGCTTTGAGTTTCTTTTACCTCGTTTGTATTTTTAACGTTAAACCTATATCTTTTTTCACCAACATTATAATCAAAACCTTTAAAGTTTTTATTAAATATATTGTCAGTTTTTAATTTAAAAGTTTTAGTTTGTTGTTCTACAACTTTTTGATTCTCTTCTGATTCTTTGTTGTATCTATTGAAAAAATTAATAGCTTTCTGTTGTTCAGGAGTCAACTTTGACCCGGCTTTAATTTCTTCATAGTATTTGGACTTTTGACCGTCCAAGTGGTCTCTAGCGCTGGCAACTTGCTCTTTAAACGCTAATTTTTTTCTTTTTATATCTCTTTCAGTATCTTCTTCTTCATCTATTGAAAAAGAATCTTCTATTAAAAAACTAATTTCATCGTCTGTAAGATGTTTTTTAGTTTGTTTATAATATTCTCTTAACACGCTATTGTCATCAAACTTACTATAGTCTTGATTTAATCTAACGTAATCTTCAACGCTACCACCAGTTTCTTCTATAAAATCAACTAGCTTTTGTATATTTTCTGGTAAATCTTTACCTGTTTCTTGAGCTTCAGTTATAGCTTCTTTAGTTTCTTCAACTAATTCTTCAGTTTTTTCTTCAACTTGCTCTTCTGTTATTTCTTCAAGAGTGGGTTGCTCATCTTGAACTTGTTCGGAGACTTCTTCTCCGGTAGGTTTTTCATCTGTTGCTTCGACGTTTTCTTCGAGTACTTTTTCGCTAGTTTCGGATTCGTCGCGTACAGAAACCTCATCTGTGCTTTGCTCTGGAACGGCATCTTCTTCTTTTTTTTGTGGGTTGTTTAAATCTATTTTAACGACATTGTCGTCTTTTATTTCTTCTTTTGTGCTAAGATCTACCTTAGCAACATTATCTGTTTCTTGTTTTTTTGCCATAATATAATATAATAATAATTAATAAATTTTATCTAGGATTAAAAGAGCTTAAATTAAAATCTCCACTAAGTATATCATTACCTGCAGATTCAAAGTTTTTAGGTGGTTTACCTGTTTTTCTTTGATCTATAAGTTCACTTTGTTGTGAAGCTTGTATCTTAGTTCTTTCATCTTTACGATCTTCTTTTTCTTTTTCTCTGTCTTTCATACCTTGAGTTTCTAAACCTTTTAACTGCATGTTATATTGAAACTCTAAAGCCATAAGTTGTTTTTTAGCTTCTATTTCTTGAGCCATTTTTTGTGTTTCAAGTTGAGCTTTCATTTGTTCAAGTTGCATTTTAGACTGCGTTAAAGATTGATCTTTTTGCATTTCAACTTGAGCAGCAGCTTGAGCCGCCTGCGTGTTAGACTGTGATTGAGCTTGTATGTTTTCTAGTTGCATAGCTCTATCTTTTTCTTGTTTCTTTTGTCTTCTTATTTTTAAAAGCTGATTAGCTAACTTTATGTTTTTTATTTCTCTTAAATCAATAGCATCTTCAAGCTCTATACTTTGTTGTTGTAAAGCCATTTGAATATTATTTTCTAGTATAGCTTTTTCTTCTTCATCTGGCTGTAGCTCTATAAATATACCAAAATCATATAAATATAAACTAGACATTTCTTCTAACGTAGCTACATTATGAACACCCATAGCTTCAATAAAAGCTTCTTTTGTAGGTGAATATTCTAATATATCAGATATTCTAAGAGATAAACACTCAGCTGTTTCAGCTGTTAAAAATAAACCAGAGTTTAATATATGTCTAGTAGCTGTATTGCTATTTGCAGCTGCAAGCTTTTGTATGCCAACTAAAGCGTTTTTATCTGGCATACTACCATCTCTTGCTTCGTTTAAACCGGTTACATCACGTATCATTTGCAAGTAATAATTATATGTTGTAATTAAACTTTGCATTTTATTACCACCACTACCACTTGTTATTTCTTGTATAGGTACTTTACCAGGATTTATATCACCATCTTGTGTAAAAGATCTACCAATAACACTACCTGTTTGGAAAAACATATTTAGTGCTTCTTGTGGATTATAGTTTGTACCGTTACCTAAATCAACTTCTGCTAAACCATCAGCGTCTAAATAAACACCATCAGGTACCATACGTGATAGTACTTGCTGTAACTTTAAATGAGTTAGTTGTATCATATCAGCAAAACCAGTGATACGTTTGACTAAACTTTCAATTTTACCATTATACATACGAGGAGCTACTATACTATAGTTCATTTTTACTTTAGTATAATTACTTTTAGGTCTCATCATGTTTTTAGCTAACTCCCATTTAAGAAGTTTATCTGTACCTAATATTAAAGCTCCATCATATAAAACTTCAATTGATCTTTGTAATTTTGCGAAGTTACCTTCTTTGCCTTCAGGTGGATTAAAGTTATCGTCTTTTTCTATAGCTTTTTCAGCACCAGTGCCAGTTTCTTTTACTTTATAAACTTCATTCATAAAAGTTCTATAATTAAAATATAAAACTTGTATTTTATTATTATCTTCTTTATCTGAATTATACATACTTCTATTGCTGTTTCTATAATAAGATTTATTACTCATTATATCTTCTAAATCAGATTCTGTTAAAAAAGGAAATTGTTTAGCTAGTTCGTTAACAGGTATAGACTTAACTTCACCTACATAGTATATGTCATCAAAATAAGGTGAATCAGTGTAAGAATAAACTAAATCTGCAGGATCAACATATTTAATAGTTACACCTTCTGAAGTGTTAAATTCTGTTTTTACAGCTCCTATACCAAGAACTGTTAAGTCGTAATAAAACCTTTTTTGTATTAAATCGTAATTATTACCTTCAAATAAAGTGTTTAAAGCTTGTTCTTCAGCTAGCTCAACAGTTTGTTTGTAACTTAGCTGCATGTGAACTTGTAATTCTTCAGGTGTTTCTGGAAGAATCATACCTTTGTTTTCTTTAGTCTCTATGTTAAAAGTATTTAACATTTCTTCATCAAACTCTTTTAACTCCATGTCGTTTAAAACAGACTCCATATAGTTTGTTCTTTTTTCAACACCGTTTGGTGATTGAGAAAAAGCTTTTATATCATACATTCTACCAGACATACCATTAACAACTATGTCTACAAACTTAGGTATAATAGGTACAGGTGTCCAGTCTAAGTTAAGATAAGATAAATCACCGTTTATAGATAACTCATCTTTATACTTTTGTATTGACTGTTCACCTCTAGCGTATAATCTTAAATTATGAAAATTATTATAATTGTTTTTATATCTATTGTTATTATGATTGTTATTAAACCACTCTGTTTCTATAGCTTTAGCAACTTTTAAACCATAATCATAACTTAGCTTTTCAGCGTCGCTTACAACTTGACTTGGAAAATAACTTTTATTATACGCCATATTTATTTTATTATTTGTGAAGTACTGCCTGTGTTTTTATATTTAGCAATACTTATATTTAGTTTTGTTTTTTCTACTTTAGCATTTGGTTTATATAAATTTCTATTACAAGCCATTATTGCTAAACCACTACTAATTGTAGCGTCAAATTTAGTTCTTTTTGTTATATCAAATCTAGCCCAATCATTTAATGTTTTATTAAAATATATATTACCATATACACCTTCTTGCATATAACCTACGTGTGATTGTATATACATTTCAATTGCAGCTGCATGAGCTTGTTTTATATCTTCACTTGAATTAGGTATACCACCTATTTCTTTTTCAGCCGTAGATAACTTATTCCAAACTTTATCAGGCCTATTCATACTATAACCTCTATAACCACGTCTTCGTAAGTAGTATAACAATCTTGGTTTATTATTTTCTGCTAGTAATGGCATGCCGTAAAAAACTAAAGCCATTAACACATCTTCAAAAAATATATCAGCTGTTTGTGGTCTAGCTATATATTCTAAAAAAAAATGATTAGGCGGAGCGTCTTCCATGCTAAATTTAGTTAAACCATGTAAAGCGCCTTTTGAACCTTTACCGTCTACAGTACCGCTAATATCGTAGCTGTCGCAGCCAAAAGCGCCCATATGATCGTTGCCAGGATATTTGATTCCATTTTTTGATATAATTTTATTTTGTAAATGATTTGGAGGTACCCAACTAATACTAAACCTACCTTTTGGATCTGGATAAAATATTACTTGTGTATCTTTTATACCATTAACCCATTGAAAATTACCTACACTAATATTTTGTTTAGCACCTTCGTTATAATCTATTTGCTCGTATATTTTAACTAAATTAAATATACTATTCTTTGCTTCATCTCTAAACGCATGTTCTTCAGTTCTTGGAAACTGTCTATAAAATTCGTTTAATGCGTCTTGATCGTTTTTTAAACCATCAGCTTCATTTTGCCAATGATCTATTATACCGTAATCTATTAATTCACCGTCTGGTCCGAAAACATCATTACTTGGACTATTAAAGACTGGACGTCCGTATTCATCAATAAATCCTTCGTAGTTCCACTCCATTGGGATAAAGAGAGAATAAAGCCCAGACTTTGTCTGTCCATTACGGTTTCGTCTATTAACATCTGAGTCATAGTATAATTTTTTAAAGTTATCACCTCCTTTATCTAATGAATTACTAGTACTACCCATCATACATTTACCTACTACTCTAGCACCTAAACGTAAACAAGTTTTTGTTACGCGCCAGTTATTTAATATATTATCTGGCCTTTCCCATTTACCACTTTCATCGTGTACTAATAAGTTTAGCTTTTCACCGTCATAACTATTATCACCAGTATTTTTCCAGTCTATAGTTGTATCTAACCCTTGTAAATCTTCTTGCTTTTCGTTTGCAGTAATTTTTCTACGAGTAAACTTACTCGCAGGTACACGGTAAGCAAGCTCAGACTTAGGTCTATCCATACCATCTTGTATCGGTTTAAAGAAAAACGGATAGTTAACAGATATTGGTACAACTTTGTCTGTAAACATTTTTTTTGCATCACTTCCACTTTTTGATAATATACCATATCTACTATCACTTGATATTGTAGCTAAGTTAACTGTTTCAGCTGATGACATAAAAGAAAAACCAGATCGTCTATTTTTTAAGTAGCACATACCATAACATCTTTTATCAGCTTTACACGCTTCCCAAAATATATAGAATAATCTATTAGCTTCTCTAAAATCTGGTGCACCTACATCTATTTTACTCCATTGTAAATACATGTAGTGACTACCTGTTATATATGTTGACTTACCGTTATTTTTAAACCAAAAACCTTCATCTCTTCGTTTAAATTCTTCGTCTATATAATCATACCACTGATCTTTAGCTTCTTCAGGATAACTACGCCAGTCAAATATATTTTTTAGTTTAGATAATTCTTTAGGATATTCTATCCTTTCCCATTTGTTTTTATCGTGCACATGCACTCGCACTGGTTCCAACGGCAAAGCAATGCGCAAACCTTGCAACTCAATGATTTCACCAATTTTACCAGTTTTTGATATAACGATAATATCTTGTTCTTTATTATATCCATATTGCCATTTTTTACCTCTGTTCATACGAGTTATAGTCGTACGTTTAACAGGTTCAATTATTTTAACTAATGTTTGTTCGTAACTCATTTTGATCTACCTTCAGCAAAACCTCTAAATACTCTTTGTTTTTTTTCTTCTGGCTCTTTACCTTCAAGTATATTCTCTTCTTCTTGTATTCTGTTTAATATTTCAAACGCATCAAATATAGCTAGCTTCTTTGTAGCAGCTGCATTTTTTAATCTATCAGCACTAACATCATCTTCTGTGTTAGTTATTATTTTTTCTTTAGCAACATTAATCAGCTCTTCAACTGCTTTGTGCCCAGCTTGGATTATAAGCTTCTTCGTCTCCTTGATATTCATATTTAATTGTAATAAATTTAGTATACACTCTATATAGTAGCTCTCCGTCAATAACAAACTCGTAATTAGATATTGGTGTAAAACCTACAAGATCGTTAATTTTAAAACTACCATCAGTATATTTTACAATACCAATATTCTCTTGCGTTTCGCTATTAGCATATTTGTTTTTGTTTTTTATGGGTTTAACCCAACAAAAACCTTTTTGTGAAATCCAGTGTTTATTTTGTTTATATAAAAATATTTGATCTGGATAAACTATATAAGTGTTTTCATTAAAATAGTTTTTACTATTTTTTTCTACACCTTTTACATTGTACCAACGTCTAAATACGTTGTGATGTAATATTACTTCATCACCTGTATTTATTTTTGTACTACCAATAACAGGTGTTGATATTACTTTAGCAGTTCTATTAACGTGTTGATGATTGAAAATTTCAGTATTAATAATTAAT